CTTATATCGTCTGGAGCAGGTAACTTTGCTGGAGTTAAGCTTACTGATGCCCCCGCTTCTGGTGGGGTGTTTGGAGCTGCGGCATCGAGTGGGGACTTGATGAATATATTTTCAGATCCCAAGGCTGAAAAAGATCCCGAGACCAAGAAAGTGGCTACAGGAGGATTAATTCCCGCTGCTGGAGGAGTTGATACAGTTCCTGCTATGCTTTCAGGTGGAGAGTTCGTCATGAACGCTGCTGCCACAAAGAATATTGGAGCTGGTAATTTACAGGCGTTAAACTCTGGAGCTGGAACTGGTGATAATACCGATCTCGTCGCCAAACTTGATCAGTTAATTACTGCAACCGAGACATCTCAATCTACAGGTGATATCAACATAACAATCAATGGCTCTAATGGCACTGAAAGTCAAACAGGAGGCGAAGATGCTCCAGAAAGAGAAAGAAAATTATCTGAGAGAATTAAAGTCGCCGTTAAACAAGTGATTGCAGATGAACAAAGATTAGGAGGACAACTTAGAAAGTAATGTTTGGATCAAGATTAAATGACGAAGTAGCTGTAAACATAGCTTCGAACCATATTTCTGGTATTAGCTCTGTAGACTTATCATACTCTAATAGCGCAAATATACTCAAACCTTTAGGCTCCAAAAAAGGTTTAACTACTGTCGGCGGGGCAACTCAACAAAAACTTTCTATCTCTAGACATCTCATATACAATGATGTTATTTTAAGTTTTACTGGTTCCAATGCTATGGCTGGTCAAATTGTATACGGGGGGACCGCATATGGCTTTAGTAATGGGTTCTTAGATTCGTATTCTGTCAATTGCGCGGTAGGATCTGTGCCAAAAGTTAACGCTTCTATTTCTATTTTTGATGAAATGGATTCATCCAATGAAACTATAGGAGATTTTAGTTCTAATGAGGTGAGTATTAACATTCCATCTCAAGGATCAATTAGTATAACGTGCGACAATTCTACTACAAATAGGGTTATTGGTTTCGATTACTCCATAAAAGCTAATAGAAAACCTCATTTCTCAATAGGTAGCGAAGCTGCGGTTTCTGTCGAGCTTGTCCCACCTTTGGAGTTCACAGCTCAGGTTCAAATTGAAGTTGATGAAACTGTTCCTGATAATTCCTTTGATTTTTTATCCAACAGAGAAAACAAATCTGTTTCTTTCGATATTGACGGTAGAGGTGGACAGGATATTCAGGCATTGACGATTCCTAATGCCACATTGGTAAGTGAATCTATATCAGCTTCTGATAATGGTTCTGCTATTTTAAATTTAAATTATATTGGTCATGGCTTCTGATTTATTTTACAACAGGGACTCAAATATTTCTGGAGTTACAATTCAGTCTGATTATTCAGGTCTTAGTTTAACTCCCGTCTACGGCTCTAAAGCCTCTTTTAAGTCCAAGAATTTTACATACGAGGTTGATGATTTTCAAATCAACTCCATACCTCACTCAATGAATAGTTTAGAGGTTCAGTATGATGTGCGGTATGACTTAAATGAAGCAAATACCCAGAAACTAGCTGCATTTATCGAGAGTAAAAATGGTAATCAATTGTTTGATTTTAATATAGATAATAGCGGGATTTATAAATCTATGTCTGGGGTGTCTGACAACTATGCGATTAATCATGTCAACAACCAGCATTATGAAGTCGCTGTTTCTTATTCTGTGGATCAGGCTCCAAATTTATTTAATTGGTCTGGGATGAATTTTGTTAATTTAGATTTCCAAAACTATGCTTACTCTACCACTTATGAAAAATTTGATGTTGTTTTCACTGGCATAAGTTCCAATAAACTAAACAACTATTATTACTGTACGGAAACCCACTCATCTTCTGCTGCGAATTCCCCAACGGGGGCTAGCTCAGCATGGTCTCAGAACTTCTTCTTTAAGCCTGATATTGGTTTGCAGAATGATGTCCAATTAAAAAATGAAGTCTTGCAATTTAAAAACTCTTTTAAGCAAAGAGTCAAAACAAAGGATAACAACGCTTCATTCCAGCTTAAGTATGATTTCACAGATATTAGCGACAAACAACTTAAGTGTATGTTGCATTTCTTAGAGAATAAGGCTGGATACAGAAGGTTTAGACATGATATAGAATCAGTCTATAATAGACCAAAAGCTATGTATTGCCCAGAGTGGAATCATACATGGAAGTTTTTTAACACGCACGATTTATCCGTGACGTTAGTAGAAGATGTTTTAGGTGTAATCCCAACAGGAACTTGATATGGCTAGAGATATTTTAAAGAGTAATAATTCACTTGTGTTTATTGGTCAAAAGCCAGCATTTACAACTGGAATCGGAGTGAACAGCCAGTCCAGCGCTTGTATGAGCGCTGTTCAAAGTGTAGCTGTTGGTTTTTCACAACCAAGGCAAAAGTCAAAGCAAATCGGTTCTAAAGGGTTAGCTATCAATGATATCACCAGATCGCCAGACGTTGATTTAGCTATAGATTACTATTACACCCCAACGATGTTGAACGAAAATATGTTGGGTTTAATAAATGATCAAACAGGTACAGCAAAGTCTCCTTTTTTTAGTGGTTATACCAACGAAGATCAAAACTTTTTTATAGCTAATCATCCTAATCAAGGAGTAGATATGATTCAAAATAATGACCTAGCTTTTCAATCATCAATGGGTAATGTTTCTGAAGTAATTTCTATAGGTAATGCATTTTTAACAAACTACTCTTTAGGTTTTTCAATAGGGTCTTTGCCAGTTGTATCTACTACATATAAATGCTCTAATATTAATATCCAAATAGCTTCTTCTTCTGAATATCAAGTACCAGCAATCAATCTTAATTCAGGAAACAATAATAATGTCGGAGAGATACAATTGACAGAGGCTAGTATTAGCGGATTTGGAGATTATACAGCAGTGAATAGATTAAATCCACCTCTTTGCTCCCCTACAAAAGTAAGCTCAACTCTTCAAAATCTACAGATAGGTGGAGCGCCTATTAGTGGGGACGCTCATCTACAGTCGTTCTCGTTCAATATCCCAATCAATAGGGTTGATCTATTTGGCCTTGGTAGTGATTACCCTTACGGAAGAAAGGTTCAGTATCCGCTTACCTCTTCTGTAAATATAGAATTTTTAGTTTCAGGTTTAGCGACTGGAGAGATATCTAATTTGATTACAGCTGAGTCTGGTTATGATTTTGACGTAGGGATTGTAGATACTGGGAATGATTTCACTCACACGTTTTCATTTTCTGATTTGCGGCTTGAAAGCTCCGCTTATCAGATGAACGTGAATGATCAAATGACATATTCCTTGTCATTCAGTCACGAAATAACTAATTAATCATATTCAATCTTAACGTTCTTACTTTCGTAAGTCTGTTTCTTCTCCGCTGTATGACGTTGCCCATTTCTCTTGGCGGCATAATCATCGAAGTATTTTTGCTTAACTGGATCTTTTCCTCCAGATTTTTCTGCCCGTCTTTGACTCATCTCCGCTGAGTAATCAAGCATGTCGCCTACAGTACCCTTCTTTCCTCCTGTACTGTCCGTAAACTGTCTTTGACTAAACGGATCAATGTTGGAGTCGATAGAGGCGTTGGGGGCAAAATAGACCCGTTTCCACTCGGTCCCAAAACCATCTACATAAATATGCTCTTCATTCATAGATTGAAAAACGTCTTTATGCTCATTTGTATCAGGATGCTTGTAGGTATATAAGGGCATATTTTATTATAAATAAAAACGGGGGCGTTTCCACCCCCGTTGATTTTAATTGACTTTAATTTTAGTTGGTTTTAATCTTCCTTTTTTAGGTAGGTTGATAGTCAGTAACCCATTATCCATTTTACAGGTAATAGCTTCCGTCTCAACCTTCTTGAAAAGTTGGACAGAAAAAGCCTTCTTTCCATCTTCAGTTTTTGTCTCAATCGTAAGCTTATCTTCAGTAGCTTCGATATCGACATCTTTCTTTGAAAAGCCAGCAAGCTCAACTTTTAACTCGAAAGAGTCACCTTTGTCTTCAACATAGTTTTGGCTTTTAAAACCGTGGTCATTAAATAAGTCGTACAATAATGTATTAATCATGCAAACCTTTTAACAGGATCTATGCCAGATCGAAATCCTTG